AGCGGCATCATTTCCCTTGAGATCGGCTATACGGAAGGCGTGGATCTGCCGCTCTTTAGCTATCTGCCTATCGAATTTATTCAATACTAGGGAGGATTCGGCTATAGCAGCTTGACGTTGAATCTTTAGCGCGGCCTCGTTTGCGTCCTTGCTTGCTCTCAGGCTGTGCTCGCTAGATTTCATAGCAATAGCTGCACGCTCTTTTACCATTCTTTCCTCTAGGGAAAGCGATCTACGGACAAATGCCCAGTGTTCCTTTAGTGCCTTTTCGTTTGCGGCTTTTTGCTTTGCCTCAGCAGTTGCTGCTTGCCTATCTGCAGCCTCACCCATTTTCTTGGATGCGGCTTCCGATGCGCCTCCAAGGTTATTGATGCTTTTGACTATCCGTTCAATTTGTTTACTAGCATCATCCTTGAGGGATGCGGTAAATTTAATGTCTTTCGCCACTAGGCTATCCCCCCGGTCGTTTTGACCCGCTCGGCAAACTCATTTAGTTTCGAGGTGAAATAATTATCGAAGGCGACGTATCGGGGATCTTGGTCGTGGTAGGGGACTGCCGTATGCGGATATTTTTCCAAGTGCTGCCTCATCGCCAAAAACTCATAAACCGACTTACCTATAAATTTCATGGGGCAGGAGAAGTATTCCACCATTTCCCCGTCATCGTTTGGTATTTCCTGGACGGCCGCCTGTGCAGGAGTGTCACACCCCCATGCTATTCTAAGCCCGGGGGAGCGCCGGCATTTGGAGCAGGATTGCTCTATGATGCCGACGCGGACGGCCGCGGCTAGGGTAAACCCTCCTTTTCTACCTCCGTAGGTCCAACAGTCAATTCCATCAAATGGGTGTGAATCTGATAAAACGGCACATCGGGCAGATTTTCAAGCTGCCCTTTCTCAAAGGGTATTTCCTCTCCATCTGGATAGAAAAAGAAATTAGACCAGCCGATTACTCCGCTATTCTCCATAGCGCGAGAAATACAAGCTTTGTCGTATGTTCCAGCTTTCAAATGTTCGGCTAGGTAATCGCGCTCCTTCTTTGCGTAGGGCCTGAGATTAAATATGGGCCGGAAAGCCTCCTCCACCTTTTGAAACGCCTCCGGGGTGAAAGGAACCGAAGTCCCCGGTGCGAAGGGGAGGAGGCCTGAAAGGGCCTTCTTGGTTGCCTCATCGAAGATTCGTTTCATAATTTGTCCTTTCTAGGCCCGTTTCAATCAGGCCGATTCATATTAAGCAGACTGTAGGATTTTGTGGGCATCATTGCCGGTTGATTCATGGAGTTCAAAGACTTGATCGAAGGTTACGGCTTCATTCCTCGCTGAAAACTTATTCGTTTCCAATTGCCCTTTAGGGGCGGAAATGGTGTATTTCAACCCCCCAACTGCTGCAGTAGCCAGGGAAAGGATTCCCTCCGTCCCGGCCGCCCAGCGCGTATAGATAGCATCCGTGGCGACAAGCCGCATTTTTGGATCCATCATCCATTTGGGATTGCGGTTGGCAATATAAGCAGCGAGATATCCGGTTACATCCGAAGGATCATAGTCCAACTGAACATCATTTCCGAAGTCCAGGGACATTTTACCAATCTGCTCAACAGTCCCATTGGATGAGATAGCCGAACCGATCACGGCCGGCGGGATGCTCGTATCCGGGGAGGTGAGAACCAAAGCTGTCCCGTCAGCAATAGAGACAAAGGCGCCTACAAAGGTAAAAGCAGCAACGAGCGGTTGGCCCAGGTCATCCATGGAAATAACACAATTACCCATGCAGCCCTTTGCGGTCAGAATAACCGCATTTCCAGAGACAGGGACATAGATGACTTTGAGGGTTGCGGTAATGCTATCCCCTTCATCCTTGGTTGCAAGTGGTGTCCAGTCTACGGAAGTGCCGCCCGTGACCGTTTCCAGCTGACCGCAGACTTTGAAAGCCTTGGAAAGCAGTGGCGCCGTTGCCGCGGCTGCGCCTAGGTTCATGGCATGTTTTGCGGTTATGGTAACCTTTTTCTTTCCCATCACACCACCAGCCAGGGAGTGCCTACCGGAAGCGAATCTATTAACCCAGTATTCTATTTCGGCATCTACTTCGATGTCGAAAAATCGAAGGTTAAAATCCGCATCCGCAACAGCGATAGCCGTACCGCTGGTGGATTCCAATTTCATCGCGAGCGTGCGCTTGGCGTTAACTAATACGGTCATGGTTTACCCTTCCTCTTTCTTGTTTTTCTTCTGGGCTGGAGCTTCCGCCGCTTCAACTTTATCCTTTAATTCCACCGTAATTGTTTCGATTTCAAGGATTTGTCCCTGGTGGTACCAGCTTCCGCTATGGCATACAGATTGACCTTGTAATACCTTAACCTTCATAAATAGCTCCTTAATTCGGGTTCCTGAATTGCGGGTGGACCTCTACAAAATCCTCTTTGCCTCGAAGGATAATAGATCCATTTATGCAATAAGGGTAGAACTCCCAGACGCCGGGCGTTCCGGTCAACGGGTTGAGCGTAGTCGAAACGGTTCCAACCATGGAGGTAAGCCCTACAGAGTCAGGCGTAATGGTGCCCGTCTTTCCATCCGGCCGCTTATAGTAGATAAGATGCCCGGAATAACTCGTCAGCGTGACTAATGGAGTAGTATCCAATGTTACGGTGAAGGTCTGCCCTACTTTGATCCATTCGTCTGCCATGGGTTCCTATATAGGGGTTGATAGGGACAGGCCCGTATCAATCCGGTTGGAGAGTGAAATCCCTGTATAGATGGGATTGTCCAATGTAAGACCCAGATAGATAGGGGTAATAAGATCGGCATTTTCGGGAACTATATTGGAACCGACCTTGCCCCAATAACGACCGCCCCAGTACCTTTCGGCCCAATATCTTGCGCCCCACATCAGCTAAGGTCCCTAGTAACGGCGCTTCGATTTCCGTTCGCATCCACCGTAGCGACAACTCTATCCTTGGTATCGGCCAAGTCGCGGAGGGTGGCAGTTGAAGTTGCCATTCCAGAAACCTTGGCTCCATTGGCACTATTGGCCAGGCGGGTAGATTCCCGGAAGGTGGTCGTTCCATCCACAGCCTCGTCATGGACTGCATCGGCAATCTCTGCTCCTGCATCCGTTGCTATTGCGGCGGCGGTGATGGTATTTGCAGCCATGGCGCCTACGCTGGCATCGATTCTGCCCGAAACCAAGGCAGCAGGTAGTCGGGATTGAATGTCCTGGGTATCCACCTCGATAGATGCGGCATCCGATTTTACGATAAGAAGTTGCGACTTCACAATAACGAGGGAGGATTTGGTATCGGATTGGATCGTTTCGCCTAGTACTACATCGGATTCGATGTGGACTGTATCCGACTTTATAATTACCAAGGATGAAATTATGTCCGATGTATCGGACTTCACTATTAAAAGCTGAGATTTTGCAATTACGAGTGAAGATTTAATATCGGATTGAATTGTCTCTCCCAAAACAACATCGCTTTCAATATGAACCGTATCGGACTCAATATGGAGCGTATCCGATTTCACGATGACAAGCTGAGACTTGGCTATAACCAATGAGGACTTTATATCCGATTGGATAGTTTCCCCAAGTACAACGTCCGACTCGATATGTGCGGTATCCGATTCGATTTTGAGCGTGTCCGATTTGACAATAACCAATGAAGAAATAATGTCGGAAGTGTCCGATTTCACTATTAGTAACTGTGACTTGGCAATTACAAGCGAAGATTTAATATCAGATTGGATTGATTCGCCCAAAATTACATCGGATTCGATATGCGCTACATCTGACTTCACAACCACCAGTTGAGACTTGGCTATCACCAAAGAGCTATGGATATCTGAGGCTAGGTCATCCACTACGATTAAATCACTCTCAATGTGCGTGGTATCCGACTTAACGACCACAAGCTGAGACTTCGCGATGACCAGTGAAGATTTAATATCACTCTGGATGGTTTCGCCTAGTACTACATCGCTCTCAATATGTGCGGTATCCGATTTTACGACAACTAATTGCGATTTTGCGATAACTAGGGAGCTATGGATATCCGACGAAAGGTCATCTACCACTATTAAATCGCTCGAAATGCGGGTTAGTTTAGAATCCTGGGCCGCACTCAAGCCACCGCCAGCCGCTTCAATTACGGTAGTGTCACTGTAGACTTTAACAAGCTGGGATTTAACATCCGAAATAGCCGCGTCCATGACTACTAAGTGAGAGACAATATCCGACGTATCAGATTTTACGATCAACAATTGTGACTTGGCAATTACCAAGCTGGACTTGATGTCAGACTGAATCGTTTCCCCAAGGACGGTATCGCTCTCGATGTGTGCTGTATCTGACTTCACGATAACCAGAGAGCTATGAATATCAGAAGCCAAATCGTCTACGACAATTAGGTCGCTGGAAATCCTTGTCAACTTTGAATCTTGGGCGGCAGTCAATGCCCCGCCTGCTGCTTCAATAACGGTAGTATCGCTGTACACTTTCACCAATTGGGATTTTACATCAGAGATAGCGGCATCCATGACTACAAGGTGCGAAATGATATCGGATGTATCGGATTTGACAATCAAGATTTGCGATTTTGCAATCACTAAGGAAGATTTAATATCGGACTGTATGGTTTCACCTAAGACTACATCCGATTCAATATGTGTTGTATCGGACTTCACTACCACAAGTTGCGATTTGGCAATGACCAAAGAACTGTGAATATCCGAGGCCAGATCATCGACTACAATCAAATCACTTTCGATGTGCGTAGTATCGGACTTGATAACTACAATCTGTGACTTTGCAATTACCAGTGAGCTATGGATATCCGATGCGAGATCGTCCACGACAATAAGGTCGCTCGAAACGCGCGTCAGCTTGGAATCCTGCGCGGCAGTTAAGGCACCACCAGCGGCCTCTATCACGGTAGTGTCGCTGTAGGTTTTCACCAATTGCGACTTTACATCGGAAGTAGCAGCATCCATTACTACCAGGTGGGAGCGAATATCCGAGGTATCGGATTTGACTATCAATATTTGGGACTTTGCAATGACCAAGCTAGATTTAATATCGGAATGCATTGTTTCTGCCAAAACTGCGTCCGACTCTATATGGAGCGTGTCCGATGCAACAATTACAAGGGCGGATTTAATATCAGAAGTATCGGACTTCACGATCAAAAGCTGCGACTTGGTAATGACAAGCGAGGATTTTATATCCGAATGCATGGTTTCCCCAAGCACCATATCGCTCTCAATATGCACCAAATCGGACTTTGCAATTACTAGGCTTGAGATAATATCGGAGGTGTCAGACTTCACGATCAGAAGGCGGGAATTGATAATAACCAATGACGATTCGATATCCGAACCCGATACAAGCCCTAAGCGGTCCGCGTCGAACGGGTCATACGCGACTAGCTGGATATAGGCCCCAATGACGACCATGCCGGTAACGACGCCATGGATAAGGACGCCCGTAGCTCCAGTGGCACAAGCAGCATCGGGAAGGTCCAGGCGGTAATACCCGTTACCGATATGCAGAAATCCCCCATCGGCGTGGGCGGTAGTCAAGGCTGCTAAGGTCGCTTCGGTAATATCGGTAGAGACTGCGCCTTCCCGGCGGTATTCCAGATCGATACCAGCGGTATTAAAAACTACTCCCGTTTCAGGAGTACCGTCCGTAGAATCGATAATACGGATGACTACGCTAACATCCGTGGTCCCGGCTTTTATCGAATAATTGTTCATTTGACGGCCTCTAGGATCTGGTGGAATTCTTCTGCCGTCCGAATGGGATTAAACATCTGCTCGGCTTCTCTTCGTACTTCGGATCGGGTTTTCCACTTGGCAAGGTCGAAATCCTTACGAAAGCCGTTTAGGACAACTCCGGGAACTTTGACCACCGGACAGCCGCAGGCCATAGATTCCCGGATAGAGCGTGTGGCTATCTCATGGCTGGTAATCATGAAGTCCGCAGCGCGGTAGACGTTCTCTAGACCCTTGACCCAGGGGCAAAGCTCCCCTAAGTTTCCATCATCCTGGATTCGCTTGAGCAAGGGCGCCCAGCCTTTAAGGGCAGCTTGGGTACCATATACATGGAGCTTGGCTCCTTTGACTCCCCTAGCCCATAGGGCAAAGGCATTCAAAGCCACAAATGGGTCGATATCGTCCCGCCAAGCATCGGTAGACACGACGTTAATAGTCCCTTTTTTTCCGTGGAATCCATAGCCTTTAGGGCCTTCTGGGGACCAAGCCGAAAGGTCAACGGGTGCTGTCACTACCTTAATCGGCTTATCTGGAAACATTACTTCCAGATATTCTTTATGCTCGGGCCAGAAGGTGACAATAGCCTTGAAACGTGGATCTTTGTTTTTTCCGTAGTGGTAGGAGTAGATGGGCGTCGAGCCCTGTTTCTCACTCAGAAAGCTAGAACGGGGCCGGCCATGTGCCACGTGGACAATGGGCTGAGGCGATTTTTCAAACTCCTCCCCAAGGCCCGAATGATTGATGAGAATGTCGGCCTCAAGCGCCCAAGCCTGGTCAGCAAATGGAGCGCCGCGATCTTCGGTGCCATCAGGGTACAAGGTGTTTTTTTCCTTGGTCGGATCCATCATGCGCGAATCCACGCCGCGGGCTCTCAAGCCTGCCACGAGTTCGCGGGTCGTCTCATAGAGCCCGCAGCGGTTGGGTGTGATGGCAACGAGGTGGGCGGCTTTAAGCATGTTGCTGCATCATTTGTCTGAGGATTCCGCCGGGACGTGACTTCGCTCCAATATGAACGGAGGCTCCGATAGTGGTGCCATCGATGTAAGTGGTGTGCCCGCTAATAAGAGTCGTGAATCCGGCATTTATAAGGCTACCAGTTGACTTGGGACGTAAATAAGTATCTCCGTCTCCGATGGTGGTAGAGTCTACTTCATTAGCAATAGTCAGGCTGGCCAGGTTATTCGCACTAGTTGCCCCGAAATCTGCATCCTCACCAGTTGCATCGCTGCAAGCGTTGTTTTTAGCTATTGCAGCGGACTGGTTTACAAAGCAAGCCGTTGAATTGTCAAATACCATATTATTACGAAGCGTAGCTGCAATAGTATTAAGGCTAATTCCGTTTGGTGAGCCATGGACTGAATTATTTTCAAGAATAGAAGATGCATTTAAATCACCGGCAGTCGCAAGGAATCCTCCTGCAGCACCGTCAACAATCATATTGTTGTATATATAAAAGATGGGACTCGGATCTGTTATTCGGAATCCTTGATCACCATTTCCATTATTCTGCAATATATTATTATATGCATAATAGTTTGACGTTCCAGCTGAACCGTTGGTTGTAATCAGACCGCGAGTCGAAGCTGTTACGGTTCTGCTCATCTTGAAATGATGGACCTTAATATCCCCGCCGCCTGTTCCTGCAATTGAAAAATTATTCGCACTATGTGAAACGGTGGTCAAAAATCCATTGTTATAGTTTCCTAGATGAGTAGATGCGCCATTGCATTCAATAGTGAATCCGCCCAGGGCGACAACTACGGTGGGCTGCGTTGCTTCAGTCGTTGCGCTTGTTCCTGTGAAAGTAAGATTTCCGGTTAATGAACCGACGTCAGCTAGTGCCAGTTGCCATGTTGTATACGTTTGGCCGCTGCCGACATTTGCTGAACCGGATGTAATGACATTGACGTCTTTTACTTCGGGCGAATTGCTAATAAGGGTTGCGTCCTTGAAAGCCGAATCGGAAATCTCCGTGGCATTCAACATATCTACTACAGTATCTTTGCTAAGAAGCTTGGCTTCGATATCAGGGTCGCCGGATATGGATTTGATGACATTCAAATCGAACCGAACCAACCTAGGCCGATAAATCAAGGTATCCGGTTCCTCGTCGGTCGTATCATGTGTTGGGACTAAATTCGCCTTGAGGTATGGTAGCATATTCCGACCTACCTGCATTACGCAGAATATCCGGCGCATATCCTGGGAGAGAATATTTTCAAGGGTATCGCCCCAGTCCTGCTCATCAATCCAGGTGAGCGGGTCCAAATGCCTAAAGCCCGTCCATTCAAGCCCTTCCGGGGCCTGCTGGTCTCCTACTTTAAGGATAAGAGCTATACGATCCAGGGCCATAAATTATCTTCAATCCTTCAATTTGGATTCAATGGATTCAGATGCTTCGTTCTGGATCCGGTCGAATACCGCTTGCTGTTCTGGCTTTAGGCTAGGTCTATCCGTCACATAGGGAAGGGATTTGATTTTCTCTATAATAGCAGCTGAGCGAGTTTTGCTATCTACTTCGGTAAGCCGTTCCAGTTGAGCGACAAGTTTTGCGGGATTGTCCTTGCGAAGCCCTACTGCGAACTGTTCAGCCCCGAAGGCTATGAAATCAAGGAACATAGATTCAATTGGATCCCAAAGCACTTTAAGCCAGGTATTCCCAATTGCGGAAACTCCGATACCTGCAGCCTCACAGGCACGACCCCATGATTCGCGAATTGATTTATAAGCCTTTGATTTTCCCGCAATAGCCACTACAGCGATTAAAAACGATCCAATAAGTGCATTCCCGCCCAATGTTCCGGTTAGAAATTCCATGATTTGTGAAAACATCAATACCCCCTCAGCGCGTTCAGCACTTCCTGGTTATCTCTTTTCTCTTTGATTCTTGCCTCAGCGGCCTTTCTGACCTGTGGAAATGCCGCGACTAGGATATCAATCAAAGCATTTACCTTGTCATCTACACGTTCAACCTTCTTATCTGTTGTGTCTACTTTTAAGGAAATACTATCCATTACGGGCTTTACCGTATCTAGTATTTTCCGTTCGACAAATTGATTCCCCTGTGCGATTACATATCCGCAAAAAAGGGTAAGTAGAGTTAATACAAGCCGGGAAGGCCAATCCTTGAAAACTACTGTTTTCAAATCCACGATTGTCATTTCCAGGCAGGAATCCAAAGAGTATCACCATTGACGTAAATCACCCCTAGCCATCTATTTGGTGCCGTGCCGGTGACGGCCGGGGAATTCCCTGTCCCAAGCTCGGCAGTTGTAGAGCCTGTTCCTGCATATGAGAATTTCACTGTCCTAAATCTTGGGGTATTATTCGTATCAATAGCCTGTGGTACACGAATCGCTAGGGTATCATGGATTGCGGTCTTGACTGTATCTTTGATATGCCCGAAGGAATATCTCCTGGATAGGGAATCGGGGCTTGCCTTGCGGACAATAAAAAACGTCGAATCACCTACGGTTGTAGCCTTGGGAAGGCTAAGAACTGAGATACCCGCGGAAATGGACAGACCGAATGAAAGTAAGATTACTGTAATTGTATTTTTCATTTTTCCCTCATTCATCCGTGAGCGCGTGATCGCGAAGGTGTGCGGCTTCCTCTACCATATCCGTAAAGGATGTAAATCCATTTGTGGTAAGGAGCGTGCTTAGATCCGTAGCGGAGTTCCCGAAGGTTTCATATCCATCGGATGAGTTTTTATAAATTAGCAATTTAGCCCCGCTTACATTTACAAAAGCCAATTCTTCCTGTTCCATCGAATCCCTGGCTGCCACGTCTACCTGGACGGAAATCGGTCATTTGCTTGTCCTTGGTGCCTTGGAAGTGAACGGCGGGCAGGGTGATGCTCCTGCTACGGGAACTATCCGCGCCTCTTTCCATAATCCCTACGATCATCAGGTCCGTCTTAAGACCTGGGTAGCTGGAACCATTGCGACGGGTATCAATATGAGCGCCCAGGCATTCCCCATTCAGAATCTGTCGTACTAAGGATTGGAGATGAATGGACCTCACAAGCTTACGGAGGGTAAAGTATTCCCTCGGTATCACAAAGACGGATCAGGACCATATCCTATCCCGGCTTGTCGGGTCCGCATCTAAGCAGATAGTCTACTGGCTTCGTCGCCTGGATAATACAGGCACGGAAGCAATCAAGCTCCAATCCCGAACAGAGTACATCGATCCAATTGCCGGGCAACGGGTCTTTTACCCGAGGGCCTACCCGGTTTCCTCCATCACTTCCATTTATGGCGATACGACCGGGCTCTATACCGGATCCGAGGTTGCCCTTACCTCGACACAGTATCTGATAGGGGCAGACGGCCGGTCTATAATCCTTACTGCAGACCCGAGTATTCCCCAATGGACTACCCTTGTTCCCGTAGTTCCACGGGGCGACAACGGGCAAAACGTCGAAAATCGTGAATGGGTAATCGTACCCGGTCACGCTGACGTAAGGCAAGAAGGCGTTGATGATGTATTCCATCGCGAACATGTTCACGATGTTTTGAGCCTGGGGATCTTTAATCGCCTTGGCTTGCTCGATAAGGGTTACCGCTGCCATTTTTACTCCGTGAGAGGGTGGCTTGTGCGCATAGGGTAACTATTCCTTTTTTGGAAAAAAAGGACTGTATCAATTTATTGGGCGTTATTCGTGCTTAATAGGTGCGAATAGGGTTTAATTCGCCACGATTTTCATTTAAGTGCCTAATCGTGAGGATTTAAATGCGGCCCTAGCTTGTTCCCGGGTGTTAATAGTCTGACCCTCTCCCGCTCCGCCCCGATGATCTGCACCTGTACCTGATTTTCCGCTGGCGTCTATCTTGGTTTTATCGGTATTGAGGTGCCAATTCATAAGTTCATCGGCATTGGCAACGGCTACTTTCTCGCCTTTTTCGTTCAATTTATTGAAAAATGGGGTGCCGTCCTCCTTATATCCAGTAAGCCCTTTGGCTTTGAGTAGGATAAATTCATCCTTTGGATTCCGGGCTTTCAGTTTAGCACCGGCAGAAATAATAGCTGCCTCTAAATCCGTTTCGCGTTTGGCGGATTCAGCGGCTACGGTCTTATCATTAGCGGCTTTGAGTTGATCTAGAATCCCCTGGGTAGCGGTTTTATTGGCTTCGATCTGTTCCAAGAGGGCTCTATACTCGGGAGAGTCCTTCCCCTTTCCATCGGCTTTCCATTGGTCCCTCTGTGAGGTAAGATCGTTTTTAATGGAAACAAGATTCTTAAAATCTGTAATAACTGATTCAGGATCCTTGGCCTTGGTTTCTGCAAGTAGCTTGGCGACGAATACCGAATGAGCCTTATACTCTCCAAGTTTGGGTAGATCGGCTTCAATCTCTGGGGTGATTAGACTTGCCCTTGTGTCTAGACCTTTAACAAATTCTAGTACCTCTGCATTTCCTGCTATTGCTGTTTCGATATTACTGGGGATTGCCATTGGTTCCTTCTTTCTGGGTTATAGTTTCAGACGCTTTCAATGCGTCGATTTCGTCATTTATTTCCTGGCTGGTCTTTTCATCGCGTGTGATTTCTGGTGTCAGGCTCTTATATCCCGTTTTGATTCCGATATCTGAGGGAAAGCGGATTTCAAGCAATCCCTTTACGAATTCAAGCCTCTGGCTAAAGGTGCGAATATCGAAGTCATTGGGATATTGAATAATGAAATCATCCGATTCCGAATCCATCAATATCCCAGCCAGAGATACAGCTTGGATCTCGAACCGCTCTAAGGCTGATGCAAGTGAGGCAAGCATTCCGTTTGCTTCTGCAAAGTCATATCCCTTGGATACTCCGCTCTGTGGAGATTGAAGGGTTTCCGGTGTAAGCAAACGCCTTTCATTTTCTACAGCTAGGAGGAAGTATTTCTTTGCCCTATCGGATGCCTTTTCAATTAAGGCTAGGTCTTTGGTAATATACTCAGGTGCGCTTTTTTGATAGAGGAATACATTTTTAAAATCGTGCGCCTGCTTGTTCAGAACCTTTAGATTGGTATCTGCGCTCTTTTCGTGCTTGATCTCTAGCTCGCTATCCCAGTCCTGTATATCCATTGCAAGGGTTGAATTGGCGTTCTTAAATACCTCCATATTGGCGGCATTTTCCAGAGCATTCCCCATCAGGATATAGTCAGAAGTGGAAAAGAATGTAGCCGCTCCAATAGTCTGGTTAGGTTCGACATATTGCGCTTGGATAATTACGGGAACAATTCCGAAACTATGCGGGGTAATGGGGACAATGAATGAATTCCCCCCGGAGGTACGAATAGAGAAGTCATTGCGCGTCCAGAACGCAATACCTTTTTTCTCGCCTTTCCAGATTGGATCGGTCTTTGGGTTCCATGGATCTGCATCGACAACGGGAGCATCGACCCAATAGGCAAACCACTCTAAAGCCCCATCGTCTGAATACCGAAAGCTTATAACTTGGAGCGGATCGAGAATAGTTAGGAAAGGAATACCGTTTACTAGTTCTTCCGCCCTATTTTCAGCTGCCAGACGGGGCTTATCCATAACGGCAAAGACTGTTCCGTACGCGGATATGGATGGGCTTACCTCGTTCTGTACTATTTCCTCTAGGGATTGTTTGGATCGATCTGCTGAATCAACAAATACCTCTTGTCCGTCTGAAAGCTTGTCCCTTTGGATACCCTGCTTGTAGATTGCATCGCCTTTTGCACGAAGTAGAGGATTGGTCAGGTTAATAAAGCCTTGGGAGAATATGGGAAGTCGTTCGAGTTTTGCGGTTGCGGATTCATTGGGAAGCGAAAGCATGAATGCCTTATACTGTGAGCGATCTTCCTCCTTCAATATTTTGATCTGCTTCCATATCTCCTGGACCTTTTGGATCTCGGGGTGCATCTTGATTTTCATGTTACCCTGTCTCTATTGGAATGATTGGTTTTTCTTGTAATCGGATAACGGTATTCAACCATATATCCCAGGCAATCGCCCATATGTCCGCGGGCTTTGTCCTTGTAGTGTCCTGTCATAAATTCCGGCCTTATACATTTGCGTAAGTCCTCGGCCAGGTGCCTACAGTTTTTGGTGATATATATGAATCGTTGACCTGCAAAATTACAAAGGCGCCCATTAACTGCATTGAGCCGATCAATACGCCTGGGATTGGATGGTCTATAGAAAACCTGGTGATTGGTTTCCTTCATGGTGTTCCTTACGATATTCAGATCTGAAATCCCAACACCGTGTGAATGCCGGCCCTCCCCTGTGGCATCCTGGTAAATCATATACCGGAATTCGGTACCGAATTTTTCAAGTAGGGCAGTCATTTTGGCTTCGGTTGAGCAGTTCATTAAATGGAGCTCGTCGAATACAATTAGCTTAGGCTGTGGAATAGAATTCGGAAATTCCTTCCAGTCTGGTACCTCTTGGGCAACGATAAGGGTATTGGGAGACCAGTTGAAATCTTGTCCAATAAGTAGTGGTAGATTCTTGTCCGGCTCTCCGAATTCTTCCCGTTCGATGAGATTCTTAGTGGAATAGGCATGGTATGCTTGGGCAGATGTAAGGTTTACAAACTGGCCAGCCATATAGGAGGCCACTTCCTGCTCTGAGTAGGATTCCTCCATATTTTTGAAAAAGTCATCCGGGAGAAAGATATTGTCCCTTGAATGTGCGCGGATATCCGTAAAGCTTGAAGGTCGCAAATCGCCTTCAACCAGATCGGCATACCAGTTTAGATCCTCAGGGGTTCCTGTTAGGTAGACTTCCGGTCGGGTGGCTTTAGGGTGCCTGACTCTACCTCGAGCCTGCTTGAAAACATCGTGTGACTGTAGGCCAGGCTCATCAATACCGAAACTGCCTAGATTCGGGCCTTTGAGCCGTTTGGGATCCTCCCCGGATAGTATAACCAGTTGACCACCCCATATTGTTTTGAAACAGTGATCTTGTCTGTGGTAATCAAAATCCTTTCCCTGGACTAGCCCCATCCAGTCCTCGAGGACTTCAAAGATTGATGGGATTACGGTTAGCTTGGCCATAGGAAAAGACGGGGAGCAAATAGCATGAAGGATACCTGGATCCCACATGGTATGAATAATTCCCTTGAGCGCGCAGGAGGATGATTTACCGGAGCCATATCCACCAGTTAGGGCTGTGACGCTAGCAGTAGATGCCATGAAGGCATTTTGATGCGGGAGAAGCGGGATATTGAGGTCAGATTGCATTAATAGCCCAATTAGAATACTGGTGACATTCATGGCTTGCGGGCATCAGAAAACGTGATATTCAGTCCAAAGGGTAGACTATCAATGGGATTATCAATTCTATCCCTCTGGCCTAAAACCTGTTTTCCAAGCCAGATCCCCATGGTAGCATTCCCTGCCATTAGGAGGCGCATTTGTTGGCGACGGACGGATACCTGCATTTTCGGGCGCCCAGCTTTTATAGCCTCCGCAAAATTGCGTTCTAGGGTATCAACGGAACAACCTAGTTCGGCGCCAATTTCCTCCATGGTGCAGCCAATTCGGGCCAAAAGAGCCACTTTTTCCGGGTCAATATCGAGGCGCGGACGGCCGGCACCGGGCTTGTTCTTGCGCTTGGGCTTCTCGTCAGCCATTGGATAGCTCGGCGGTCAATCCGGTGAATTTCTGCCAACGCTCGATTATTACATCACAGAAAATGGGGTCTATCTCCATGGCGAAGCATGACCGGCCCGCCTTTTCGCTGGCGATGAGGGTGGAACCGGAACCGCCGAAAGGTTCATAAAGCACATCTTTGGGTTTACTGCTGTTTTCAATAGCCTTTAAAATCAGATCGATGGGCTTTTGAGTGGGATGCTCTTTCTCCGAGCGCATAGGCCTGTCAAACTCCCATATCGTACTTTGATTATGCTCACCATAAAAATTATGCGCCGCACCCTCTTTCCAGCCATATATGATAGGCTCATGCTGGCTATGGTAATCCTTGCGGCCAAATACAAACTGCTGCTTCACCCATATTATAAGACCGGAATATTTAAAGCAATCTTGTTTAAAAGCGGTGATAAAGTTATTGATTTCGGAATCGGAAAAGCAGACATAAATAGAGGCTCCCGCCTTCATATTGGCGTAAATAACGTTGAAAGTTGAGCGCAGGAAATCCAGAAAATCCCCATCCTTCATGGCGTCGTTCTGAATTTTTGGGCCTTTCCCGTAGTTCTTTTTATCCCTGGGGTCGTGTGTGCCTCCGGAAATGGCTACATTATATGGAGGGTCGGTGAACACCATATCAGCCAGCCCTCCCTCCATCAGTTTTTCCACGGCTTTGATGTCGGTGGCGTCCCCGCAAAGGAGTCGATGCCTGCCCAGGATGTACAGATCGCCGGGCTTGGTCTTGGCCACCTTGGGGATGTCGGGGATGGCGTCCGGGTCGGTGAGGCCTTCGGTTACGGTGTCTTCACCCAGGCCGAGCTCGGAATCTTCGAAGCCCCATTCGAGTAGGTCGGCCTCGTCGAACTCGTTGGCTAGGAGGTCGAAGTCCCAGGAGCCGGTGTTCCGGTTCATGCGGATATTAGCCTCCTTCTCCTTCTTGGGGGGAAAGGAAACCTCGAGGCAGGGATATGTGGTCATCCCCAGGGATTCGGCCACCTTGAGGCGCTGGTGCCCGGAAATGATGATATTTTCCCGGCCGGGGTATTGGTTGATGAACGCGGGCTCCAGGGTGCCGAGATTTTCAAAGGACTTTTTCAGGTCGGCGAACTGCTTTTCGGTTAGACTGCGGGGATTGTATTCGGAGGGTTTTAGATCGGATATTTTGCGGAAAACAATTGGGAATGTTTCCGAAACGGCTTTTTTGCTTTTATCAGACATATTCCGCCCCGTCATCCTCGACAGAGTTATCCAGGCTTCCCGTCCTTGGGTTGCCCGCTTAATAAGGATAAGATATGGGGAATCGGAAAGTTAGTAGGTTGGGAGAATTATCTTGGGCGAATGGTTGTTAATAGGTTGTTTTTGTTTAACGTGAATCATTATCGGAGTTCTGTAAGGATAGAGGTTATTTGGGAGCGGACCCAGTTTTGTGGATTTCTTTTGGGGCGGAGTTCCAAATCCTTGAGGGTGTCTTTGTAGATAGCGTCTTGCTGGAATTTTGCCTTGATGCGAAGCCAAAGACGACCGCGGGAAAGTCCTCTTGCCTCCCGGGCTTTGCGTAGTGCCTCTCCAAATGGGATCATATTTGCCTTTCCCATGGCTAGGATATCATTTTCCGTCCTCACAGGGCCAGAATAAAAATAATTGTCATACCAGTCAATAGAATATATATTGAAATAATGGCAATTCCTGTTCCTATCTCTGAGATCTGCAATAAGACCGGCAAAAAACGCGGGATTGTGCTGTATCATGCTAGGGCCGGACATTGGCAATTCATGGGGAAAAACGCGGCTATCCAGATGCCTATGTCCGGGATTTGGCTGATTGACCCAAGGGCTGAATTGATTATCCCCCCTTCCCGGGTGGGGAATCGAATCCATAACGGGCGGCCTAAGAAATAGGTTGAAATACCTATTTAATTGTTTGACAGGTTAGACAACCTAATTTATATTGTTTCTATAGGTTATCGAAAGTACCTAGAAAGGAAATAAAATGGAAAATGAGGCCAATATTGCATATCTAGTCTATGAGGCTAGGATTTGGAGGAAAAAAGCTAGGGCCTATCGATTCGCAAAATCCGAATATCGGGGTATTTCCGATGGGCTGATGATCGCGGCCCGCCATTTGAAGGGGTATTTCACCCAGGCTTGGTATGTCAATTGTCCTTATCGGAGGGCCGGATGAGCTACTGCCCCGTGGAAGCCAGTTTTGACGATTGGGACCGCAGCCAGCAGGAGCTACAGGACCATGACGATTGGGTGGCCGCCGGCCCTACCGAGCGGGGAATCTGCGACACCTGCGGCCTTTTTTACCGGGCTTACCTCCGGGATATGGAACGGATCTGCGAGAAGTGCCTTTTCCCCGAGCGGTACAAGGTCGTTGGGAACCGCGGAAAGCGCGTTCTTTTGACCGAGACTGAGCGCCTGGAACGCGCCAGAGCCCACTACCAGCGCAACATGGAAATCATCTATGCGGCCCGGGGGGTGGAATGATCCTGGGCACCCCTTGGTTCGCCGCTGACCGCCTGGGTATCCTGGCCCTGGTTCTCCTGATTGGCTGCATCACCTGGACGGCTTGGAAAAGGGAGGAATTGTGACTGGCGATGATATTCCATTCCTTGCCGTTGGAAATGACGAACTGGCTGGCTCCCCAACCATCAAAAAGGGTGACATGATTGAGCATCAGCACACGGATGGGACATGGGAGACAGCAACCATCGAGTATGGCGATAAGGTTCTGGAGAACGGCGAGAAAGTCAAGAGTAGCCTGCTGGCGTTTTACACGCTGAAAAATGGGGAAACGTACTTAGCCGGGCTTGGCGGGAAGATGTTGGGAAGGAAAAACTTGAGGAGGAAATTATGAACATCATGGAATATGCCGATGTTTTGAATCTGGAAATCTCTCTAACGTATTACCCGAATCAAGATGGCCGTTGGTGCGCCAGATTTGAACGCGGGGAAATAATGGAAGGTGGCTGTTTGGTGGGGGCACATGGAAACGGCCAAAGCCCTACTCTCGCGATTGTGGATTATGTCGAGCAGATCAAAGGCAAGAAAATGGCTTTCAATTCTATGAGCGATAGGCGTAGTGAGTTTGAGATTCCAAAAACGCTTACCTCGGGAGCATTCTGATGACCGAGAAACTACTGGTTGAGATTCGCGAGCTTACCGCCGCGCTTGCCAAGGAGCGGGACGAGAACGCGAGACTCAGGGAGGCGATGGGCAAAGCCCTTATTGCTATTGACCCTTGGCTCGATATGGAGCATTGGGAAGAGTGTGAAGCCAGGACAGAAGCAGATGAAGATGATATCATCAACAACCCTGGGGACTTTTTGGAAAAGTGCGATTGCTCTGTAAAACTTTTCCATAATATGGTGCAGGACTTTAAGCAAGCCCTGTCCCCGCCTTCCAGCCCGCAGGGGGATGTATGAGCGAACACCGAATGCACCCCAACATGATTTGGATTTGCCCCCCTAGAGCAGATGGGGCAAATGAGTTCTATTGCACGGAAAAAGTAGGGGATTACACGCTCCCCTATGTGCCAGAGAAGGCCCAGGCAGTAGCGGAGGAGCCAGATGCCGATAACCGTTTAAGCTCTTGGTTGGGAATAATTGAGCGTTGCCTAGAAAAAGATGTTAGCACAAGGGGTCGACATGCCCGTAGCGCCTTATTGAACGTCCGAGCCGCCCTATCCCCCAACCCCAGTGAATCCCAGGCAGCAGCGAACCAACAAAAAGGAGATGAGAACGATGGATAAATTATTCAGTTGGTGGCGTTCTCTATGGTCGCTTATGCCATGTCCAATCTGCGGACGGGAAGCAGTAGATGGAAGCGAACACAGTAAATGGAACCCGGAAACAAGGCTTTGGTATGTTGCAAGCGAGTCGCGACATTGCCGGAAACTACATACTTGGCATATTCCAAAAGGATATACGGAGGCGAAATGAATCGAGTAATATTTGATGAAATAAAACTTCAAGCCAAAAAATCCGGTAAATGCCACTGTGGGCGACGATTGACCCGAAGCAAGACGTTTTCACAAACCGAAAACCCCTTCAATCTAAAGCCTAACGGATGGAGGAAATCCATTTCGGATATTCGCGCCGAATTGACCGTTGAAGCGGAAGCCTGGAAAAAGCTGCCAATGATTTGCCAAATCTGCGCGGATATAGAACCATGACTGACCCAACGCCCGAGGTTTGCCGGTGGACAAAGGAAAAGCCGACCAAGCCGGGTTGGTATTGGCACCGGATGCCGTTTCTGAATGACGCCAAACACGCGGTTCAAGTTTTTCTGCGGGATGGAAAATACCACGCCATCCTTAGTGTAGGAATAGTCCCTATAGGGCCTAGTTTTGAAGGTTCCGAATGGGCAGGACCAATCTCGGAACCGACTGAGGACAAGGAGAGCAAATGAGCGAACAAGATGATGGCGGACCGGCTTTTCCGCAGGTGGAGTACAAACAAGGCATTCCATATATGACCATTCCAGGCTTATCCATGCGTGATTATTTCGCGGCCAAGGCTTTGCAGGGCCTATTGGCAAATAGGTCAGATGGGACTGTGCCCGATTCTATTGATGGCATTGTCTCATTCTCTTGGAGATATGCTGATTCCATGCTCAAGGCCAGGGACCTGGGGAGGGAGAAATGAGCGACTGCAAGTGGTACTACAACGCAGCCATAGACTATTGGATAGCTGGATGCACCCTTAACCTGTACCAGCATTATAATCCGCAAACCATGAAATACTGCTGTCATTGCGGGAAGCGCATGAAAGAAATTGAGCAACCAGAATCAAGCCTGCTTTTAATCCATCCTCCAGAGAGCGAAAGGTACAGAATTCAATGACCGAGGGTTACATCCGAAAGATTAAGAAGGCGAAAAAATGAGCGAGTTTATTTTGATAGTCCTAGTCATAGGGCTGTCTGCCCTTTGCATACTGTTTGGGTTTGAAATTTGGCTTAGAAATAGGGATGGAAAATGAGCGACAGGAAACCTATGGAGTTTTGGCGGGTAGCCAGGGGAAGCTATAAGGACGATTTCCCCACCCATGCCGATGCTTTGATGCACACCCGGAGGCCAAGCGGGAATAGGAATGAAGTCATTATCCATTTCCGCGAAGTCCTCGACCCACAGCCCATGAGCGAGCAGATGAAAAAGGATTTGGAAGCCGTAGCCATTTGCATTCGTGAGTGGGGCATGGATGAAGAAAAGCAAGCCCTGGACCGTATCCGTGCCGCCATGGAGGGTGGGGAATGAGCATTGATTATACCAAGGGCGATCCCCGTTTAACTCACGATGCGGATTGCGCTATCGTCATCAGTGGAAGGCATGACTGCACCTGTTCCGCCAAGGGCATTGTGGAAGCCGGTGGGCCTGTCGAGGTTAATACCGGCCCAATGCCAGCCGGGTTTACGGAGTGGAACGATAAGGCAGAAGCAATTGGGTGGTACAATAAAAGCAAGTTTTGCTTGGTAGAAACCGAAGCATTTGAAGCCACGCAATCCCGCGCCGAAGCTGCCGAAGCGAAGCTGGCGGCCATACAAGCTGTCGTGGACGCCCAGGCCGAGGATGAAGGGCTCTGGTTCGAGGCGAAGCACATCACGGAAGATTACCTACAGGACGCCCTGCGATACCTCCATGAAGCGATTGAGGAGGGCTAAATCAGCCGCCCGATCAGGGTGTTCATTGACCTGAGCCGCACCGCTGGGCCATAGTCTCCGCGAACCCGCTTGACCAGGATCAACTGCCGCATGGCTTTGAGGGCTAATGCCGCCTGCGCTCGCCGGTCTTTGTCCGGGTGCGTCCTAGCGGTCCTGCGGATCTTGAGTGCTGCCCGAACATCCCGAACGCGCTCCCGGTAGGCCAGTACGATGTGCGATACGTCAATTCCGGTGGTGGGTGCTGCGATCATCGGGCGGCCTCAAGGTTCAGATTTCCAGTATACCCCCGGTTTGCCAGGGCGTGGGCCTTTGCCGCCAGACGGCGTGCAGAGGCGATGGCGCGGTCCAGGTTCCGGCTGTGGTCGTGGGTTCTCCTGGTGGCTTTCGCTGCCTCCCGCCGCCGCTGGACGTTCGCAGCGGCCTTCCGGATGGCCTTGGCGCGGTACTCGGGATTGGTCCAATACTTGGCCCGCTCCCGCTCCCGGTTGAGGCGGCGGTACTCCTGCGCCCAGGGGGTATTGAGGCGGATTTGCTCGTTCCGCCAGGCGGATCTGTTTGCGCTCATGCGTGGTTCTGCAGGAATTGTTCCGCTTGTAAGGCAAACCAGGCGGTTACCGGGCGATCCCAACTAGGGATATTGGCCCGATGCCAGTCCAAAAACTGTTGTAGCAGTTCGCGGGCCTCACGGTACGACTCAGTACATTCAGTAGGAAATATCAATACCTGATCCGCGCCTGTCATTTCCTCATCTCCTTTACGCGTGTCGAATAATCTAATATCATAAATCCCATTGCCGTAATACTTGGATGCCTTGCACCTAGTTTTTTTGCAACTGCGAGTTGATCCAGGATATCTGGACCGTACTTGGCAACAAGTGCAGCCCGATAATTCCCTTTATTCCCCTCATCGAACCGATTGCAATATCGACATTGGGCGTGGACATTCTTTTCGTCCCAGCGGGTTCCTAAATGCTGCCGGCCGATAAAGTGACCGGCATCTAATTCTTCATAGGCTTTAAACTTGCCGCAAGAAATACATTTTCCGAATCCGTCTTTTGTATCGCGATAGCGGATCCATTTGGAGAAAGCTTTATCAAGCTTTCCTGCGAACCACCGCCAATCGCGGACCTTTTGCATCAATAATCCTTGTAACGACTTCGCTCGTTTGATTTCCAGCTATCAGCCTGCCCCATCTGACGCTTAGGCTCCGCCATATTTACCCGTAGGGGTCGGCCCATGAAAACCTCACCATTGGTAAGCTGGATCGCCTTATTGGCTATTGAGTCAGAGTCGAATTCGATAAATCCGAATCCTCGAGGACGATTTGTCTCCCGGTCGGTAGGAAGTTTGATACTGCGGATATTCCCGAAGCTTCCGAAGTGCTCACGAAGATCTTCTTCTGTAGTTGAAAAATGGAGGTTGCCGACATAGATACTTGAGGCCATAAAAATCCTTTTAAGTTGAGGTTATTTCAAAGCTGTACGCAGAAGCATTGCAGCGCCCCAGATCGCGCAGGATAGATTGATATAGAACCAGATTTCAGAGTCGGTCCAATTCAGTGCCCAGATGGAGAATCCAACATAGGCAGCCCAGGGTAAAGACCAAACGATTTTCAATTTTATCCTTTCAAAATTGTACGGAGCGGGATGTATTTCCTGGAAAATATTCTTCTTTGATGATTTACCGCGGAGGTTACTGCTTCTAAGTGATCAGGGTTCACGCAAGTTTTGACCCGGCATAGATGATCAATCTGTAGTCCATCGGGAATTGGCCCCTTGGCACGTTCATAATAAACGCGATGCGCATATTTTATTTTTTCCATAACCCTCAATTGTCCATAACCATTTGGCTGTATATAGCCTTTCCAAATCCAACATTTGTTTTCATTTTCCAAATATTCTAATAGAACATTTTCTCTACCCCCCACACCGCCATGCCCAACTATAAAACGTTTCGGTTGGCCCTTTATCAGTTTGTGATAAGTACTATTTCTGTCATTTAAACTTGTTTTCGCTCCGCATCCGCAATGGCAGTAACCGAATGGAATATCTTTAGGATTTGGTTTCATTGAGCCCTCCCGCCCTATCCCCCCGATGGTGATGGCGTGGAGAGCGGGAGGGCTCTCCTGGGCTTGCAAACCCATTGCCATCACCAATAATAGAAAAATCATGCTGGCCAGCAAGGTCATGGATTCAACCATTGAATCCGATTCCTAATGTTCGCGGTCGAAATATGGACCCAATTCACCGCAAGCTCAACCTGATTGATGAGCATAAAGTCGATATGCTCCTGGTTCTTTTTGATATCCTGCCGTACTTCTTCTGCAGTCATTCCCTTTACATCGAAATCGATAGCTTGCCCTCTTCGATGGGCGGATAAGGGAGAACCTTCAGTACAGTTGGAAGGTCTGAATCCTCTGTATTTGAATTTACCGCCACTCACCCAATCGTTTATTACAATAGGTTTTCCATATCGGTTCCTGATTCTATCAAGAGTTGATAGCAGCAGAGGATCGAAAAGCATCCATGCGGCTTCGCCAAGGGTTTTGTATGTCTCTGGATCGCACAGTTCTTGAATTGCAAAGAACATCGGCTTATAGAATCGGGTATAGGGAGTCATTTGATCTGCAAGTGGTTGACTTGTTTCAAGGTAGCAAATGGAAATACTTCCCCAGCTTTCAACCTGTCTTTGATCTGCATTTTATCTATGGAGCAGGACCAACGTTGTAGATCCTCAGGAAGATCCTCGGCTACAACTCCCTCTGCCATGATTACTGCCGCGGCTTTTCTCCAAGAGAACTGACAGCGGAAGTCGTGAAGTTTTTCTTCAGGTCTAAGATTTGATGTTAGGAAAGCCCGGATCCGATCTGCTCTACGTCCAACTGACTTGCTACGATCCATTAGTTTTAGGGCTTCGTTTCCGATAGCTGCAGCTTCGGCATCTAGTTCCTTAACGAAGCAACCTAGATCAAGTAATTTGCTCTCCCTTTCATCTTCCATATCGATCAGAGAGGCAAGTGATGGGCAGTCCGTAAGATCGCCCGCATGTTCTGCTGCCCATTCTTCTAGTGTTGCTTCTGCCCTACGGATGGCATGGTCGATTTCAAATAGCTTCATTCGTGCTGCCCTTCAATAGAGTTGGAAAAACCTTCCTCTAGTTCAGCTATTTCGGCTTCTTTGGCGGCTAGTTCCGCATATCTACTAGCTATAATGTTCTTGTCCTCAACGACCCAGAACCACCCCCCCCGGGATTGGCATGCTTTTTTGAATACCGATAGTTCATGGATAGAGTTGATATCCTTCACACTCTCTCCTACCCATTCAACCGCCAGCTCCGAGTGGCGGGGCGGGGCATTTTTAAATAGGGGGTTTTCCGCTTCCTGGGTGGCTTGGGGCTCGTTTTGGATTTCGGTTATGGGTTGCATAGGTGGGAGGGCTGAAACGGGCGTATTGCCTTCCCGAAATGGGGGAGGGGCGGTATTGTCCGCCTGGCTCATTTCCTCCTGGGTGTAAATCCCACTCAATTCCTGTGGGAATGCCTTCCGGAGAGCTAGGGATTCGGCACACTTGGAGATCATGACCGTCCCCATTTTTTGCCACATAGGCGCCGAATACCATTTTCCATCCTTGAAATACTGCTGGACGTACTCGGACCAAAGGGCAACGGCGTACATCGGCTCCCGAAATCCCGCCTTGTAAACGCCTACCTTGGCCGCTGCCGGGGGGGATGGTTTAAGCCAAACGTCCACCCAGACCCCATCAGTCCCGCACCAGACCGGGGTAGTTTGCCCCTGGTACTGGCCGGTACGCTCTGCGATTAGGCGGTATCCGTCAATACCGGTCTGGATGCTCATTACCTCCCTGCCGGCCTTTTTGTCCCATCGCTTTACCGCGTGGATCTGCTTGGCAAATGGGTCAAGCTGGGTCCGCTTGCACTGGGCGATAAAAAGAGCTAGCTCGTCGTTAGTTGCCCCAGCGCAAATAGTTCGCTTGAGTAGGGCAACCTGCTCATCGCTAAAGCTTACCCCTTGATTACCGACAAGTGTTGAAACTTGGCTAGCATTCATTTTGGCTAGAGCATTGGGATCAATCAGTTGATTCATAGTCATATCCTTTCGGGATTCAGGTTTTACTTTTTTGGATCTTCGAAGCATAGGCTCTAAGCTTATCGAGGTTGTTTAAGTGGAGATCTGGAAGTGATTCACCTTTGCGTTGTCTGGAGAATAGGTCAATCAGGTAGGCATGATTGATCCCTATGGCTCTAGCAATCTCTGACTGCCTTATATAATTGGCGCCGCGGGGTTTTTGGGCTTCGGCTTTTGCCCTTAGCTCTCTATAATGAGCCTGGACAATACCGATTAACTGGTTCGTTTCTGATTGCTGCATACTATTAATCTAATATTGTAGTCCGAATACGTCAACGGGTACACAGTCCGATAAAGATTCGAGCGGTAAAATAGAGCGCAGCGGAAAAGAGTAGTCCGAACATCGAAATGGCTGCAAGGTCGGATTCTTTTTTCATATCCCTGCCGGCCTGAGAAACCAGGATTGATAGGCAAATTCTACGGCTTCATCCGGGGAATATCCGTGCTCACAGGCAATAATATTCCCGGCTATGGTACGGACAGTGCAAGTAGATAGGCCATCGTCCTCCCAAACCCATATCCGATATTCTCCCTCGGTCATGGTTTGCACCCTGTCCATAGCTGATGATCCCAAGGATAGACCGGTATCGATGGTCAGAAGGCCCAGCCGCCCTGGTGGGGTAGGATACATGGGTCGGCGCAGGATACGGGAGTAAGCCCGGAGGGTCCGGGCGTTCTCGGCAGGGGTGGGAGGGCGCATCAATTGTCCCGCCCGTAGGCCATTTCCTCGAAGCGGGCCGCGTCCTTTGTTTCGCAAAACATCTGGAATTCAGCATCATTGCTGCAATCTGTGCAATAGGGATGAAGTGCGGGACGGCTATCGCTGCCTTTGTTGACTGTATAGCTGGACGGTGAACTGCACTCCGAACATGGAAGTATATGGATGTCCTGCTCGTCAATTTCGATCCATCGCCTCTCGGTGCGCTTGTAAATATTTATGTTCATCTTGATCTCCTTTTTGGATTTTTAGGTTAACTGAAATAAGCCGGGAACCGATCCCGAAGAGAAAGAAATTGAACTGCAGTCTCCTGCCCGATTTTGCTTACTATCAAATGATCTACCAATGGAATCCCCATAGTTTTTCCGACTTCGACTAGGCGCCTGGTTGCGGCTATATCGTTTTCTGATGGTTCCAGATTTCCGGATGGGTGGTTGTGGGCTATAATAATCGAAACAGCACCATCAAGGAATGCGGGACGGAAGGTTTCCCTGGGATGGATTTGGGATGAATTGGCTAGTCCGCGTGTAACAACGTGCTTTTTGATGATTTGGTTGTGGCCGTCCAAAGTAAAGACAATGACATTTTCCTGAGTATCATGCGCTTCCGATTGGAGAAGCGGGACTACATCCTTTGGGGCACGGACCTTGGCTATCGATTCGCTAACCAGATCAGCAGGGATAAGGATACCATCGGGATAGAGAAGATATTTTCGGCCGGAGATGGTTCGAGTTTTCAATTTTTCTACCCCTTCTGATTATATATCCAATATTAACAATGTAATATTGCAATGTCAAGGGTCTATAGAACTTATTTTCCGGTTTGGTACAGATATATTTTCCAATTCGCTACGATTGCCGGAATTTGACTAAAAAACGCTATATCTTTGGATTCTGGCAACTATTCGGGATCTTCGAATAGTTCCTTCCCTGGTGAAGTCAGAGATTGAGGAGCCCCCTACCCCCAAACAGGGATAGGTATAGCTATCCCTGCATGAGGGTAGGAGCATCCTTCCCCGGAGCCAGTCCGTCGAAAGTATCGCCCCCTGGTGCCGGTCCTCAACAAGGTTGGCGGCACCAGTCGCAGCGCCCCTTATGGAGCGTTTGATTGAGCCCTCCCGCGGATCATCGGCTACGGTCTCCCCGCGTCTCCTGGGCTGCAACTACCCCCCAGTACACCGGACACCCGGAAAAAGCGGCCCTGGGAACGGCCCCGGAAATAGCTTAGCCGTCCCATGGTAGGAAACATGGGATAAGGTTTCCGGCCCTAGTAGGCGATTTTAGACTGGGTTTCCACAAGGGAGCCCAGACCGATTCCTTTTGCCTTTTCCCCAACTGGAAGCCTGGTTAAGGCATCGGCCAACCACTTGGTCTGGTTGGATGGCTGTCCCCGTCCATCTGGTGATCAAGCCAGACTTCGACCGGGTAAGGCCGACATTGCATTTTATCCCTATTTTGGCGAATAGTCTAGTAAAATTTTAGGCAAATAATTGGGTTAGTGGGTAGACTAACTCGCTATACCATTCAAACTTATAGCAATATGGACTGAACGATTTTGGAATGAATCCGTCTCATGCAAAGGAAATACGGGTTTTTTATATATGAGCCGGTCATCATGCAAAGGAAAAGCCGATTTGTTGAGGGTAAAAATCGGCCAATTACGGGATCATCTTCCCGACTCCAGGAAAGGGATAGGTGCCCATAGGGTACTGCCATTACTGCCGATAGAATCCCTATATTCGCAAAACGCACTAAATCTTCGAATTAGGTATACCATATTCTCGGTATCGATAAAATGGTCAGTTATTCGGAAATTCCGAAGGACTAAATTTAGCTTTGGGACTAAACCGGGCTAATGGCCAGGCCCGAAGATCCAGATAAACAAAACCCCCACGCATCCCGACATACACGCTAGACCGGCCCAGGACCAGGCGTAGAAGGCTCCGGGGGAGAACCTATAGTCTCGCCAACCCTTAAAGGCAATAACCTCTAGGAGCATACCCAAAAGCCCAAGGGCGAAGGATAAGAACAACATGGTTGAGATTATATCGGTTTAGGTCTAAAAAGGCAAGGGGAAAAGGGCGGCGGCCTCAAAGTGTCCAAAACCCATCCGCCACCCTTATCAAGCCTCAAAGCCCGACCCGGGGGAATGTAGTAAATTCAATTGACCGGATTCCCCCGGGCGAAAGGTACGAAATGAAACTGATAACCCTCCTGCTTGCCTGTCTTTTGTCCAGCTGCATCACCACCCCCAACAAACCCGATCCAATAATCCCAGCTGGCATGACCCGATTCGATGGAACCTATAAGTCGAGCTCCGCCCTACTCAAAATCAAACACCCGGATTGGTCGGTAACCTTTTTTACGGAGACCCCGGAGCTTTTCATTTCGGGCGCCATCTCCCTAAGCCGGCCAGATTCGTCTATCGATATTATCAAGGGGGGGCCAAATGGTGAAAGGGTTTGCCGCTATCAATCAATTCTGGAAATGACGGCTACCACCTTCCACAAGGTCCTGGCAAATGGGGAGATCATGAAAGCAGATACGGCGGATTTAGTTCAGAAAGGATTTTCTAGGTCCCGGAATTATCTATCCAGCTTGATTTATTTGGATAGCCTAAAGATAGACGGTGTAATCAGACCCGATGAAGAATTGGGTGCACCGATAAATTGGATTACCGGCTCGTTCAATCTAGTCCCCTAGGCTGGATCTTTCTCATCTGGATCGAGTTCAACCCCATCGTCGGACTCGGCAAACTCCCGGATCTCCTTCTTCTGGATTTCCTTTTCTAGCCAGTTGGAGAACCGGCATAGCTTTGCAAAGTTGAACGCCTGGGCCTTCTCCGCATCACTGATTTCCATTTCCCGCAATAGCTTTATCAATCCTTCCGCAAGAGCCGTCTGCTCGGTAGGATTGATCTCGATACTACGCTTATCAGTATTTAAGACATTCTGCCGGAATGATTCTTCTTCCTTGGTAAGCCCTTGATTCTCCAACTCCGGCCAGGTGGTAGTGATTTTCTTCCTAACCCGCTCACGCGCGCGAAATTGGGTTTCATCACCCTTTAGCTTATTGGTCAATATCCACAAGTTAAGTGCGGTGATACCATTGGATAGGAAGGTAATCGATGCCATGTTGTTCCTTTACTTTTCGAGGTCAGCTTTCAATGCGCCCTCTGTTTCGGTAATGAATTGGAGTCCCAATTCAGTAATCGGCAATTTAACCACATTGCCTTGCTCCGTAAAGATTTCCAGGTAATCGGAACGGGGATAGATTTTAAGGATAGATACGCTTGTCTGCTGTATCCCAGGTTTCAATTCAATTGTTTTAGATAGTTCAACTTCACGCTGCGCCATAATTTCTCCTTTATGTCCATGTAATAGTGCGGCTTGTCCCGCCATCCCTGAATTTAAGATTGGTCCCGTCATACCATAGATCACCGGAAACGGGAGATGACGGAGCGGTTCCGGACGGAAGGTTTATCCCTGCGCGACTTGTGCTCGATGCGGCCGTTTGCAATAATTGGGCAATAGTTACAGTCCCATCAGCTGCGATAGTTAAACGAGTGGTATCACTGGTCGCAAGCAGCAAGCTTCGATAGGTACCGGCACTACTTTTAGTAACCCCAATAAGCGCGTGGCTTGCACCATTATGGTACATCTGGATGTATTCGGTATTGGTATCCCCTGGAACACCAACACCATAGGATCGATACTGTCCCGATGAAGCTCCCGTAACAGCTATAAGTAAGCTAGCTACGTTGACTGCATACCCAGCAGTATCCGAGGCTCCAGCTACATTAATCCTAAGACCAACAGCCAGTGTACTAACTGTATCAATTGCCCCGCTGGCTGAAATAGTCGCATTAGTCCCATTTACGAAAAGGCCACTATCGGTCGCAATTTCTCCAGCTGTATCTAGATCCCCAGATGAAGCCGCAACGGTTAAGGTATTCGAGCCGACTGCAAAATCACCTGTCGATGTCAATGATCCTGAGAATGTCGATGCCCCGGCTTGCGTAATAGTCAATCGGGCAGTATCAGTTCCCGTAGCCAGGATAATAGTACCGCTCGCATGGTCACCGGCAGCAATCCTTATCTTTCCTGTCGAGGCGTGTTCGTTTCCAAAAACGCTTACATATCCTCCGCGGCCTACATCGGCCGAATCCCCGCCGCAAAGGTGAATAGACTTAGTATCAGATCCATTGGTGGTATTTGCTCGGATAAGCTGCGCGGTCGTCGTGTAGATAAAATCACTGGTAAGGGTAAGGCCGCCTGCGACTGATATACTAGAAGCGAAAGTGGCGGCTTGGGCTTCCGTAATTGTAAGGGCTAAGGTCTGTGAGCCATTCGCAGCATTAGTATAGAACCGGATTTCACTCGGAGGTCTTTCCCCGCTAGAGAAAGAACCGGAGCCAACCATGAACGTGATGTATGCCGTATCGGCATAATTCCCGGCAGAGGCTATATGGCATCCCTGACCCAAAATCTTACCCATCATGTCGCCAGCTTGGACAAGAGTTGGCGAAGCGTGAGTACCGCGAGCTTTCCTAAGAAGGATTCCCGGCCCTGTATCTCCTGTTGAAGCTCTGGAGTTAATAATATTACAGGTATCATCCCTGGTTAAATGAAGGATTGATTCCGGAGTACTGGAATTAGCGCCAACTCCCACGAAGTCGTTTGTGGCATCCCAATACAGGTTGTCTTGGATAATAAGACCAGAAGTCGAAATAACCGGGATACGACCAGAAGATAGATTGGAAAGGGTAAGCGCCCCAGTAACCGCCAAAGTCCCCACAAGACTTGTTCCTGCAGCAGCAAAAGTGGCGACCAGGGCCCCATTAACGCCTATCTGAACAGGAAGGTTCGTAGCCGTCACAAGCTGCAAAGCCCCTGCCGTACCGCTTGTCATAAAATCCGTGCCGCTCGTACCCGCCTTGGAAATAGTGGCTTTCACCCCATTCGCGTACATCTCGATAAAGCATGGATTGCTGGCAGTGGTGGAAGTCATCTCTGCCCTTGCCTGGGCCAGCGACATTGTAAGGCTGCCAGACATAGAGATAGCTGCTGTCGTGGTTGTGCCAGTAACCGTCAGGGTGGTCCCGATGACCCCTGCCCCGGAGATATTGAAATTAGAGCTTGCCTGCTGTGAGGTCTGATTGAAGATGTAATTGGTATTCGCATTCGCAAGTCCGCCGAGCATTGCCTGGACGGTTGCTGCTGCTCCGGAACTCCCACCCGTAGGCGTAACCCCGGTTATCCCAATCGTTCCAATAAGTGCCGAACCGAGTAGAGAGGTTTGGGCTAAAAGCGAAGAGGCGTCCCAATAATAACGGACGGTAACCCCATCCGATTCCATTACTGCTATACGTTTGGTATCTGCAGCATAACCCCACTGCTTGGCAATAAGCGCAGCCGCAAGCGTGGTTTCAACAGTTTCATATTTCCGTTTGATTTTCCAAAGTTCAGTAGCCATTGCTAGGCTCCATTCTCGTCTATAATGTTCGTCGCGCTATTCTCGTCGATTATATCCGTTGCGCCATTCTCATCTATGATATTGGGGCCTTCGGTCCATTGCTCCGGTTCCAAGGTAAGCCCGAATTTTAATTTTTCTATCCCGCCCGTTCCCCTTGGTGTCTGGGTAATTTCATGCACCCACCCCAGTAGAGCAGCGCCATTCGTCAGCTTTTGATCATTGAAGTAAACCGGATCGCCAAGCTCCAAAGCGAGTATATCCGCAAGTAGGGCATCGTCTACGGTTTCGGAAACTTCAAAGGTAATCTGCTTCTTTTGCCAGGCCGTCCAATCGACCAGGTTCCTAACATATTCAGCGGCTGAATGATGATCCCCAAAATCAATATCCGGCACTTCGTGGGCAATATCCGAGGACCAAATCAGATTCCCATCAGGATCTAAAGCGTAATTGTCAAAGAACCATTTGCAATCGCCAAGCTCTGCCGGCAGCTTGTTAACTGTTTTGGAAATCAAAAAACTATTATGGCATTGCTCCCAAAGTATTTCAGCTTCCGAATAATTGGAAATCCCTGTGACATAGGTTTTCCATTTGAGCGCAAAGCTATCGATGCTATAGAGCGTGCCAGTCGTTGATGATGCCGCCAAGGGCATATTGGAGGTAACAAAGGAAAAGGACGTTGTATTCAAAACGCCAACAACTCCAGGGAAAATATCGAATCCATGAGTATTCCCGGAGATATAGATATAGTCCCCGGTAGAAAGGCCATGCGCTGAGCCAGTAACTACGCTAACAACATATAGGATTCCATCATCGGATCCTTCATTTGTAAGCGTGAAACTTCCGAGGCTTGTCCCTGGGGAGACTAGATCCGTTGCTGCAGGAAAGGCAGGTTTATCGATATTCGTAATAGCGATTTGCTTATTAAACCCATTCGATCCCGGATTGTAATCGTACCGGACTAGGATATCATTATAGACCCTACGCATGGGAGTAAGTATCATTTCGCCCAGTGAGCCAGCCAGGATATTCCCCTCATCGAAGGTCACGGTAGGAGTGATATTCTCCCGCCAAGCTTTGATATTGACCTTGCCTGTAGTGTCGATGAACGAGATAAGGAATCCCTGTTTGCATAGCTCGGTTATATATTCTTCTGTATCCTTCTTTTCCGTCAGTGTGCGCCCGACATACCATACGACCCGCTGGTCATTGGCGAAATCAAAGCTTGCGGTATCGACTGGAATAGCCCTAAGCTGCTTCCATGTGACTCCAGAATCGATATAGGTTGCCCCTGCAGTATCGGTCCAGGAGGGTTCTGTAGAGGCATGGGAAGTCCCTGCGGCCGTAGCTACGAATATGTTTCCATTGTCAACCGTTGCCCGTACCCTGTCCCCGATAACGTATGCAGTGGCAGCCCGCCAAGCCTGGGTGTTCTCATCGTAATTTCGGATCAGGTGTTCGATTGCATCCGTTATATGCAAGATTGGATCGGTGCTAGTTTTTCTTCCGTCCCAGGCCGTGCCGTAAGTCTCCCCTACAATAGGAGCGTAAAAGGTTTCATTCGTGGCTGAAACAGTCTGCTTTACGACAAGTCCCAATTCTTCCAACTTGAGGACATATCCGCTTGGATTGGTAGATGTAAATGATAGAGTTACCCGAATCCGATTGAATGCCAGGATAGCCTTGGATGAGGCGATTATTTCGGAAATATCCAAAGATGCCTTATCGGCATAGAAAACGGTATCATCACCCGTTTCATTGAAGTACGATCTAGGTAGTGTGCGAAGGGTAACCTCGCTAGTTCCTAGACTGCTATTCTTGAGGTCAAACCCATTGACCAAGGTTTCGCTTGCATACCCATATAAATCATATAGCTGTGCTGTGATCTCTATCTGGATAGTCTGAGGTCCAACCGTACAATTATGGGAGAAGTTCGGGAGAATATAGACTTCATCGAATTGCTTTAAGGCTTTTGATTTCGGCAGGTAAACATCCAATACAATCGAAGATGCCCCAGCTACCGTATTCCTAGTCAGATTGTAAAGATTGCCGGATGCTTCCAATTGGTCGAATAGCTTGGGAGCGGATAACCCAGCTGCAGGGAGATCCGAAGTAGTCCAACCCGTCTGTGAAACGACAATTATATCTTCCGGCCTGATTCCAGAGTAAGTTGAAAAACCGGAAGTAGCGTCCGCTGAACCCGCGTTGATCGCATATCCTGGATAGCCTGTGCTGGAAATATTGCTTAGTGAATGGGTATTCTTTAGGTTTGAAACATCTTCGTAGTCTTTAGTATCAGTTCCATAGATGTAAAGCCCAGGACGACCGTTGGAGTTTTTCTTTACATCATAAATGGTTTTACTCGAAGCGACAAGGGATGGGGATAAATCGATCACCTGGAAGAACCAGGTATCCGCATCTGCATTACCTGCGGTCCATGCGTGGGTTAAAACGCTGTATCCACCGACTAGCCCTGTAGCTAGGTGAAGGGTCACGAAGTTTACCGGGTCGGTAGTCGATCCTGATGTTGCATCATTGGTTAAAATTAAAACGCTTTGAGCCTCACCACCCGCAACAACGGAGAGGTATTTTCCTACAAGTCGGATATCGTTTGCCTGAAAATTGATTCCCTGAGTGACTAAGGTTACCGCTGTAGGACCTGAATTAATACTGGATGAAGCAGCAGTTTGGTAGGTAATCCCATTGCGAATAACCAAATCGACTAGTTTACCTGATCCGGTTACATTGACCAAAGGAGAATAAGCCGACTTTCCTATTACAATAGGGACCATCTTATCTAGGCTGTCGTTGGGCGCGTCCTCGAAAGTTTCCTTATTGATTGGAACTGTTGGAACGGATTTGAAAATATCCTTGGAGTTATCAATACATTTGATTGACTGAGTTAATTCATTGAATGGTTGATCGTCAATTATTCCGGACCATCGTAATGTAAACGTAAAGGTACCAGAGGCTGAACCTGTAGGCGAAGTCACTCGATAGTATTTAACCCTGCATCGAGACAGATAAATTCCATTGGCTGCTAGAGTATTGAAGAAGGCGGCTGTATTGACTACTGAGAATTGAAATCCTGAAACGGATTCCATGCAGCCAGCCTCTACAAAATCAGCACTTCGCGAAATGGAGAAGGATCCGAAGTCGCGGGTTAGAATTCCTTCATACCAGGTAGTGCGAGTCGTATCCCCGGTAATAGTATGCCCGTCACCGGCAACTAAATTGAATCTATCTGTGATCAGGTAGAAATGCCCATCGGAAGCCAGACCCACGGCTGTATTGGTGTATGTCGAAACAATCCCGAGTCCTGTATCGGTGATTATTTCAATAGCATCGGCAACAAAATTGGCCATCTATGCAGCCTCGCGAAAATCGATAGTTAGGTTCCAGCGATTTAGATTAGCCCTAGAAAAGCTGAAATCGACAATGTTGACATTAACGGGCAAGCTCCCGCGCGATACGCTAAAGGGATTCGGAACCCCGGCCAGGGTCGGAAAAGCGAACGAGGACGCCCGGGCAGTTACCATAATGTAAGCTAGGATAGCTTTCAGTTGCACTGTGGTCTGGGAGAACCTACCGACAAAGCGGCCGGCATCGCTTGCCCTATCGTTATAGGAGGGTGTCCGGTCATAGGCGAAGCCCTTAGCGATTTCCCGGCTGGCATCCCCTTCCCAGCCCTCTTGTATCTTTAGGGTGGCTAGGGAGGGGGTAGGGGTTAAAAGTGTCGGAGAGACGGCCCTAACAGTCATGGATATGTCCTGCAAGGATATAGACGCCCCGGCAAACTGTAAATGTTTCCGCTGCCCAAAATCGACAATTGTACTGGAAACGGTCCCGCTTTGATCCACGGTAGGGGCGAAAAAGTCCGTATTAATAGCCGTCACATTGACTAATTCCCGGCTGGTGCTATAGAAAGTGCCTTGTAGGGTATCCATTAAAGTCTCGGAGACTTGTACCAGTATGGTAGTTTCATAGACATCCTGAGCTGCCCCGCGGTCGCTTCCATGCCAAAATCCCTTAGCATCCTGGACCCAAGTGATTGCAGGCTTGATAACTGGTATAGCCCAGGGCCGGATCTTAGTTGCGACCCCGGCGATTGTAACGCTATCCGCCATTAGGCCGTTACTCCACGGTAAGCTACTTCGCGATTCATCCAGGCGTGGTTTTTAAGCTTCTGCTCTAAAGTCTCTCCTATAGCCTGGACTGTCCTAGAATCGGCATTTCCTTGGATAACAATATTTATGGGCGCATTGACCGTACCGCCACCCTGCCGGATTTGCTCAACTCCCTGTCGGCCGCCTAGTTTTAAAACATCTTGGCGGGAGAGGATAAATTCTCCACCTTCCAGTTCCGCCCTGACCCCTCCCCCGCTGTGCGCAGGACCAAAGACCGGCCCTCCGGTAGCAAACTTCTGTTCCTTAATGGCATTGATTTGTCCTATACCTGCAGCGATAGTCCCTAGCATCAGGGCAAGATTGAAGGGGTAAGGCGCCGCTGTCAAAGACTTAGTAGCGGCTAGGGCAGTATTTACTCCTGCTTCGGAGATAGCCAGAGCCTTGAATCTAAGCCTATTCGCCCGGTCCTTCATATTCGCCTGGGCGGTCAATTGGGCCAGCCCACCAAAGAATCCGGCCGTAGCCATAAGCCGCTTTTCCTGATTCTGCCTATCGAGCTCTATCCTTTCCTGATCTTTCTTAGCGTAGAACTCCTTGGTTTTTTCCTCATCCTCACCGGATTTTATTGCATTTAATTTGACCTGATCTCTACGGGCTTGGATATCCTTCTGGTACTTTTCCTCGCGCTTGGCATCGTTGACAGCAACACGATCTTTGAATGCTTGCTCCTCAAGTGCTGCCGCTGCTGCTGCCTCTTGATCCTTTTTTGCTGCATCGCCGATTATCTTCTGCATCTTCAATCTATGGACCTGTTCGGCTTTTTCCTTGTTCTCCTTATGGACTGCCAGATCCTTTAGTTCAGCTTGGAATCTGGAATTTTCAACAGCAAGATCACGCTTCAAATCGTTCTTTATAAGGGCGTTTTTTGAATCGGAAAGTTCTTTATCCAGCCGTTTGGAATCATCGTTATGAGTGCGTTTGAATTCAGCAGACTTATTCAAAGCGGCAAGCTGTACTTTTAGCGTCTGTAAAGTAACTCCGCGCGCGCGCATGACTTCCGGGGATTCGCCTGTTATACCTGCGATATCCCTACTAGCTGCCTTTGCCCCGGCCCCCATATCCTGGGTATTCCTACGTGCAAGCTCGAATCTCTCCATTGTTTTAATCAGGGTTTCCAGCTGGGCGGGATCTTGTATGGTCTTTCCAAGATTCGCCTTTAGCTCTGCAGCTTTCTCAGCCTGGCCAATCAGTAGATTTACACCAGCAAATAGGGCAGTAACGGCAGTAACAGCAATTCCTACAGGCCCCAAGGCTAGGCCGGCCAATGCTCCACCCAGGGAATTCATGGCCCCGCCAGCCATTCCCGCCGCCCCACCAAGCCCGGAGGTTGCAGCAGAGGCAGTACTTAAAGCGGGGGTTACCTTGGATAGACCTTGATTCAGCTTTGTAAAACTACCAAGCATCTTCTGAAATGGAGTATTGGCAAAGTTTGCCTGATCCATTTGGATCCTGGAAACGACCGCGGTATGCCGTCTAATCTCTGCCTCTATAGCGGCATCATTTCCCTTGAGATCGGCTATACGGAAGGCGTGGATCTGCCGCTCTTTAGCTATCTGCCTATCGAATTTATTCAATACTAGGGAGGATTCGGCTATAGCAGCTTGACGTTGA